ATCCTGCTAGACCTCAACTACACGCTGGTGGCGAACTCGCCCAGGCACGGCACCACGCCCGAGCGCATGGAGAAACGACTGGCCAATGAGCAATACCGGCAATGGCTGGTGGAACTCGTCCGGCCTCACACTGTCGTTCTCATCACCGCCCGCCCGGAAACCTGGACGATCAAAACGCTCGACCGCATCGAGGAGCAAACCGGCTGGCGACCACAGGACGCGTGCTTCGCGCCGAAGGGTTGGTGGAATCCACCAGCCATCAAAGAGCATCTGCTGAAAAAGGACGTGTTCCCGATTCACGGCGATGACGCCCGCTACCTTGCCATTGAGAGCAACCCTCGGACTCGCGAGATGTATGCGAAGTTCTCCATTCCCTGCTTATGGGTGACGGCGGAAGGCACTTGCCTGACTGAGGGCACGCGGATCGTGAAGCGGTTGCCGCGACAATGAGAAATGCGGGTGTTGCTTTCGCGCCATGGATTGATAGCTTTGCGGAGTGAGGTGGAGGCGGAATCGTTTCGGACGTAGAGGGCCTGGCTGAACAAGCATGTGTCCGCCGTCTCACCTCACACTAATCGCTAACTTCCCTCCGCCGCGTTGACACCTGCCACGCGGGCATGAGTGAAGCCCAACGTGACGAGGTAATTCCACGCGGAGCCTGGCAGTTCGATCAGGAAGTGACCGCCGTGTTCGACGACATGCTCCAACGGTCGATCCCGCAATACAACGCGATGCGGATGGTGACCTTCGAGGTTGGCCGGCGCTTCGTGCAACCCGACACCGCCATCATCGACATGGGATGCTCCCGCGGCCAGGCGCTGCTGCCGTTCGTCTCAAACTTTGGCGCGGCCAACCATTACATCGGCCTGGAAATCAGCGATCCGATGATCGAGGCGGCGCGTCAGAACTTTACTTACCACCCTCACGGCAATCGCGTCAGCATCCAGTCTGCCGACCTGCGCCACGAGTTCCCCGGTGTGACCTCCAGCCTCGTGCTCTCGGTGCTCACCCTTCAATTCACCCCCATCGAATACCGTCAGCAGATCGTGCGACGGGTGTTCGAGTCACTGGCTCCCGGCGGAGCTTTCATCCTGGTAGAGAAGGTTCTCGGTGCCACGGCGAAACTCGATGAGGCGTTCGTGAATCTCTTCCTCAACATCAAGCGGGAGAACGGATATTCCGAGAGCCAGATCGACCGCAAGCGGATGTCACTCGAAGGCGTGCTGGTTCCCGTCACCGCACGCTGGAACGAGGAACTTCTCCATCAGGAAGGTTTCACCTCGGTCGATTGCTTCTGGCGGCATCTGAACTTCGCCGGATGGGTGGCGGTCAAGCCATGAGCAATCCACGATCTCACGAAGAAGCGCGACAAACTCTCGCCCCGGACATCGCCGAGAAGATCCTCGATGCCGATTTCCAGAACATCGTCAAGAAGGTCGCCGCTGGAAAGCCGCTCACGGTTGCCGAACGCACACGCATCGAATCCCGGGCGGCGGGCAGTGCGGAAACGCTGGCCTACACCAAGACACTCGTGGAACTCGCTGCCGTGCTTGGCGTTTCCCGCCGCACGCTTTCGACTTGGCAGAAGATAGACGGCGCGCCCAAGGCTTTATCAAACGGACTCTGGCCGGTGGCCGATTGGCGCGAGTTCGTCCGGCTCCGCAGTTTGAATGCCGGTCGTGTACCGGTCGGCAACGAGGAGGCGCTCAAGGCCCGCAAACTCTTGGCCGAAGTGGAGGAACGTGAGCTGCGAATCGCGGTGAAGAAGGGCGAATACGTCCCACTCACCAAGGTCCGCGAGGAATGGATCGGCCTGGTCGCCCAGGCGTCATCCATCTTGCGGGCAAAATTCGAGAATGAGCTTCCGCCCGTCCTTTCCGGTCTCGACGCCACCGGCATCCAGCGGGAATGCCGCCGCGCCATCGACGAAGTCCTGCGATGTCTCCACGAAGGCTGATGGGGTGTTGACGTTGGCGGCAAGGGCATGAGTGTCCTCAAGGAAATCTGGCGCGAGGCGTGGCAACCGCCCGACCGTCGCCCCGCTTGGCAATGGTGTGAGGATCACATAGAGGCCATTCCCTATTCGCCTAATCCCGGACGCTTCCGGTCGGAGAACTCGCCGTGGATTCGCGAGGTCATGGAATCATTGGTCGATCCGCGCATTCGCCTGGTGTCGATCATTGCGTCGGTCCAGTCATCCAAGACCACCGTCCCCGAACTCACGCTCTGCTACATCATTTCCAACCTACCGGGACCCGCCCTGTGGCTCGACCAAACTGACGAGGACGCCCGCGATTATTCCGAGTCGCGCCTGCAGAAGCTTTTCGACCAATGCCAGCCGGTCGCACGGCTCATGCCCACCGGCGTCCACCGCCACAAGCGCAAGAACAACGCGATCCAGTTTACCAATGGCATGACGCTCTGGATTCTCGGGGCGCACAACAAGACCAACCTGCAGCGCCGGTCGATCCGCTGGTTGATCGGTGACGAAACGTGGCGCTGGCCCCTAGGTCACATGGCGGAAGCTGAGGCTCGCGTCACCGCATTCGGCTGGCTCGGGAAGTGCATCTTCATGAGCCAGGGCGGCGAGGAAGACGATGACACCCATCGGAAGTTCGATACCACTGACCAGCGCGAGTGGACGTTTGCCTGTCCCGAATGCGGCCATCGTCAGCCGTTCAAGTGGGAATGCGTCGAGTGGAGCAAATCGGCCAGGGATGAATCCGGCGAGTGGGATTTCGACGAGGTTCGGCGCACCACGGCGATGCGCTGCGAATCGTGCAACCACTACTTCAACGACGGCGAGCGCACCCGTCGTGAACTCAATGCCACCGGTGCCTTCGTCGCCAAGAATCCAAAAGCATCGAAAGAAAACGTCGGCTTCCACTGGAACGCCCTGTGCGCGATGAGCTGGGGGCAGTTAGCAGAACTCTATCTGCGAGCGAAGGCGGCGGCGCGGAAAGGTGACGTCTCATTGCTGCAACAGTTCTATCAAAAGCGCCTCGGCCTGCCGTGGCGTGAATACGTCGAGGATTACAAACTCGAAATCGTCAAATCCGGCTACAAGCGCGGCGAGACGTGGGAAGAGGAGGGCGCGATTGATCCGAAGACCGGGCGTGTGATTTCCGCCCCACTGCCCGAGCGGGCCGGACTGATCCCGCTGCGTTTCATCACGGTGGACTGCCAGATGGACCACCTCTTCGTCGTGGTCCGCTCGTGGTCGGCGGAGGGATCGAGCCGACTCATGTGGAACGAGCGCATCCTCACCTTCACCGACATCGACGTGTTGCAGGAACGTTTCGAAGTCCATCCGAGCCTCGTGTTCCTCGACGCCGGCTATGCGACCTATGACGTCTATCGCGAATGTGCCAAGCGCGGATGGGTGGCGCTCATCGGTGATCGTCGCCCGGTCTATGCCCACAAGGGGCGCGATGGGAAAACTGTTCAGCGGTTCTACTCACCCCGGCGCAAGGTCGTGCTGTCGCATCGCCAGCACTGCCACGTCCATTACTGGAGCAACCTCAACATCAAGGACACGCTCGCCCGCCTGCGCCGCAATCAGGATCCGGCTCAGGGGCCGACATGGGAAGTGCCCGATGACATCGACGACGACTTCCTCGCACAGATGGAAAGCGAGCAGCGCATCAAGGAAAAGGGCCAGTGGATGTGGAAGCAAATCGGTTCGCGGCCGAACCACTACTTCGACTGCGAGGCGGAACAGGCCGCCGCCGCCACAATGCTCAAGATCGTCGGACGCGAGTCGATCATGACCGCACCGGTTGACACTCCGGACGGGGAGTCATGAAAACCGTCACTATCCTTCGTTTCCTCACCTTTGTTGGTTCCGGCCTTTCCACGCTCGCTGCCCTCGACCTGACTGGCGTTGCCAGTTTGCTTGAACCCGGCATGGCGAAATACATGCTCGCCGCCGGTCCCGCTGCCCTCGCCGTGAAAGAACTCGTCGTCGTGCTCGGCGATCTCTTCGACGACGGCAAGCCGAACAAATCGTTCAAGATCGGTCTGTTCTGCTTCGCCATGGCGGCGCTGACTGTGCCGTTCCTTGCCTCGTGCTCCACGCCACCCGTGGTCACTGGTGAGTTCATCAGCAAGGACGGACGACTCACCGTTCATCCGGACGGTCGCTTCGAAATCGTCGTGGCACCCCGCACTTCCAAGTAAGCCATGAGTGCGGCACTGTGGAAGAAGATCCAATCGTTTTTGGGAATCACCGCTGATGGCGTCCCGGGCGACCAGACGGCCAATGCGGTGGCGGCCAAGTTCGGGCTGATTTCGCAGGTCCCGACCTTCGATTCCCGTTCCGAGGCGAACATCGCCACACTGGTTCCCGGCGCACAGGCGAAGGCACGCGAATGGCTGGTGCGATGCCGTGCCGAGGGAATCAACGTGAAGGTTATTTGCGGCCTGCGGACCTACGATGAACAGGCTGAACTCTATGCACAGGGTCGAACCAAGCCCGGTTCCAAGGTCACCAACGCCAAACCCGGCTACTCGTGGCACAACTTCGGTGTGGCCTGGGATTTCGTGGTCTTCGACGCCAACGGGCAACCGCAATGGGACAGTCCCCTGATGGACCGGTGCGGAGAGATCGGAGAGGAACTCGGGCTCGAATGGGGTGGACGCTGGAAGAGTCCCGAAGACAAGCCACACCTTCATCTGAAGACCGGAGTCACGCTTGCCGAGGCGCGCCAGCGAGTGAAGGACGGTAAGCCGGTCGCGTGAGCCGTTGACATCTGTTTCCGAACATGCCTCGTCCCATCAACACCACCACGCGCATCGGACAGTTGCGTTCAATCCTCGGCCTCAAGGCACACGAGTTCGCCACGCTCGCAGGTATTTCACCGGGATTCCTCAGGCGAGTGGAATCCGGCTATGACACCATATCGACCCAGTCCACCGAACGCATTGCCTTCGCCGTTGGTGTTGATCCCGATTGGCTGTTAGGCGGAGGCGGTGACCTGTGCCCGACACGGCTGGATCCCGTCACCGGGGAACTGGTTTCCATGACGCGCGGGGACTACGAGGTGGGGCCGGTGAAAAACCTGACAGGTCCGCTGAATCCGGTTTTCGAGCGTATGAATGATGACATGCTGCTCAGGGTCCGTGCCGCGCTGCATGCCGCCGAACGACATACGAAAAAAGGCGCTGCCTTCCATGTCCTTGACCGCACGCTTGGCGAAATGATGGATCGCATCGCGTCTTCCCCTGCGGAGGCCGAGGAGATGCGGGGCACGTTCGCTACCGAACTGAAAGCTCTTCGTTGACACCCATTGCCGTGCATGGCACGCGGACTCTTCATCACCGGCTTCACGATTTCCGAAGTGCTCGCGATCCAGCAGCGGGCGAAGGAATTTCTGATCGAGGGCAAAACCCTCATGACCTGGAACGAGGCGGGCAGCTCGGCATCGAAGCAGTTCACCATGCCGGTCGATCAGGTGCTTGAGGAATGCGGCCATGCGCTCCGCGTGCTCGATCCCGCCACCTACGGCAAACCCCGCATCGCCGCAGCCTCCTTCATCTCCGGATACCTGCCGAAATGAACCGCTTCAAACACTTCGCGCACCTGCTTTTGCCGCCGATTCTCGTTCCGAAGGCGTGGGGCTCCCCATACGAGTCGGCAAACTGGTCTCCACGTCGCGGCAGTGTGCCGGGGGCATCGCCAACCGACGCCCGCAACGAACTCACGCCGGGTGTCCGCGCCGAACTGGTTCGCAAGTCGCGATACATGCACAAGAACAGCGGATTCGTGCGGGAGTTGGTCGCCAACATGGCGATTTACTCGACCGGCGACGGCATCCGGGTCCAGGCGCAGTCACCATCCCCGGACTGGAACCGCGCTGCTGAAGCCTATTTCGCGATGTGGTCGCCCCGCTGTGAAGTGACGCGGCGGTTTTCATTTGAGGAATGCCAGGCGCTCGTTTGCCGGGGTA